AGAGACAAGGTTCGGTAATCGCGGAGCCATACGCACACGAAGGGTATTCGAGACATCGGCATCGTTCCAGATGGAAGGCGCAATGAACGACATCTCTCAGATGATTGAAGAAATAATGAGTGAAGAATTTAATAAAGCGTAAGTTATGGGATCAGCAACGTCTATCATAAAACTTTCGTTACAGTCCAACCAATATGAGCAGGGACTGCGCGGAGCGAAGAGACAGTTCGAGGACTTCACCGCGTCCATAGGCATCAACATGAAGAAGATGACCGCCTACGGGTTGGCAGCTGGCGCAGCAGCATCGGCCATCAATTCGTTAGTTAGTACGATTAGTACGGCAATCACCGAAGGCTCCCGCATGGCCAAAGAAATGGAGGGCGTGAGAGCAGCCTTCAAACGACTCGACCAGCCAGGACTGCTTGATAATCTTCGTGAAGCTACGCACGGAACAGTGAACGACCTTGAGTTGATGAAACAGGCCGTCAAGTTCGACAACTTCAACCTCTCGCTGAAGGAGATGGGCACAATGCTCGCATTCGCCCAGCAGCAGGCCAAAGATACTGGACAGGATATCGGGTATCTCACTGACAGTATAGTGACCGGTCTTGGTCGTAAGTCTCTGCCTATTCTCGACAACCTTGGACTGTCGGCAACAGAGATCAAGGAGAGGATGAAGGAGACTGGAGACATGACAAAGGCTGTTGCCCAGATAATCGAGGAACGAATGAATGCGGCAGGCGGGTATGTGGAAACAGCAGCAGACCGCGCCGCCAAAGCTACGGCAGATCTTGAGAATGCCATGACCAGTCTCGGAGAGACTTTTGCGCCGCTTATTGGTGCAAGCGACAGTCTTTGGAATTCTATCAAGATTGGTGCGATTAACGCACTGAATACTGCCGTCAAGCCGCTCATTCAAGCTCTTTCGGAAGCAGGCGCACTTGGACAGAATGCACGAGCAACGGCTGGATTTGGTAATCTTGGCGGCAATTCAAAGGTTGACCGTATGATAGGCCGACTTGGTAATGGAAAAACGGCAGGCTCATATAGCATCTATCAACAGCAGTTGGGCGAGTTTGATAAATACATCAACAATAAACGATTCCAAATAGCCGCCTACGGTGGCGACAACAGCAGCGTTGCTCAAAGTGCAAAGGCAAGACTTCAGACAGAACTCGACGGAGCCCTAAAGATGAGGGAGGAATATGTGAAGCGTGCGCAAGAGTTACACAACAAAGTGCCGTCGCTACCCAATTCCACAAATACAGGTGGTACAACCAAAGGAAAGGGAGGTAAAGGTTTTGACGCTTCATCGATTGCCTTCAAACCGGCACAAGTCACACCTGAGCAAATGATTGCACCGCCAAGCGTGTGGGAAGAGTATGCAGACGGAATTAAGAAGACATTCGGAACCATTGGCGACGGGATGGACAATCTCACGGAATGGACTGACAACTTCGATCCCTATACCAAAAAGATGAATGAGCTGACGAAGGCCGCAAGGCAACAGCAGATGGCCTTCAGTATGGCAGGGGAGGCAGCAAGTAATCTCGGTGCCGCCTTCGCCTCTATGGAAGACCCAGCCGCCAAAGCTGCCGGGACGGTAATATCTGCGATAGCTAACATCGCCCTCGGTTTCGGTCAGGCAGTCGCCTCTGCCGGTTCGATGGGACCGTGGGCTTGGTTGGCATACGTGGCCGCAGGTACTGCCGCACTCGCCACAACCATCTCGACCGTCCACTCGTTGACAGGCTATGCGACTGGTGGTATAGTCGAAGGCAACACGTACAGCGGCGACCAGATCCCAGCGATGCTGAATGCGGGCGAGGTTGTGCTTAATGCAGCGCAACAGAACACGTTGGCGAGCCAGCTCCAGAACAATGGCTCGACGGTGAATGTCGTAGGTCGCGTGGTGGGCGAAGACATCTTCCTTTCGGCTGACCGATTCGCACGTCGCTCTGGTCGCGGATCAATACTAACCGGTAAAAACTTATAAAAATATGGCACAATTAGGAAATAATATTCTGGTGTATCTCAACGGTTCGGCTATTGCAGGCACGAAGAGCAACGAGGTGCAGACCGACTGCGAAACAATCGAAGTGACAAATCCTTCGTCAGCACAGTGGCGGAAGTTCGTCGCTGGGCGCAAGCAGTGGACGGTATCAACGGGATTCCTGGTGCTGGCTGGTGCCGACATCACGAAGCTATTGAACGTAGGCACTACCTACACGCTGAGATTCCGCGACAGGGCAGGCTCGAACATCATCCAGGGGCAAGCCATCCTGAAGACTTGCAAGATCAGCGCAACGCGCGGCAACCTCGCTACTGGTTCATTCTCATTTCAAGGTACAGGCGAACTCGCTGTGCCGCAATCATAAAAATGTAAGACTATGGCATATCAGCAATCATTTAAATCGCTCGACGGCACGACCTATACGCTGAACATCGGAGGCGTGACACCAGCGACATCGCCAAAGCTCTCATCGGAACCGATAGAGACACAGGAAGATGCCGACACCGACATGTTTATGCCAGTGAGGACGCAAAGCGGCTACGTCCGCATGATGGCAGAAGACAATACGACGTGGCGTGCGTTCATCCCATCGTCGGCAACAGCCATGCCAGTAACGCTCTACCAGGGCAGCACAATCCGCTGGCAGGGCTATGTGCAGACAGGAACCTACGGCACAACGTGGCCAGCCATCTATGAAGAGTTTGAGCTGCCACTGATCTGCGGACTGTCAGCTCTCGACTCATTCGAAGTGGAAGTGACTGGGCCTGCCGACATGGTGACGCTCGGACAATTACTCTATTACATCTTCTCGAAGCTGACGGGACTAACCTACACCTTTTACTTCCACGCATCATCATCGACCGAGAACGACATACGCGCATGGCTGGGTTACAAGCTGTCGTGGCGAAACTTCCTGACGGAGAACGGCGTGGAACTGACCTCGAGTTTCACCTGTCTCGGACTTCTTCAGGAGCTGTGCAAGTTCTTCGGTTGGACGTGCCGAACGAGTGGGGCTGGGGTCTACTTCACGGCCATCACCGATGGGCTGCGCAACCAGCGGTGGCTATCATGCCCGCTGGCTCAGTTGCAGGCATCTTCGCCCGTGTTCACGCCAGTTGCGATGAATAGCCTCGCGCTGACAGACGCGATGTTTGCCAGCACCGACCACTCCGAAGAATACATTCCAGGCGTGAAGAAGGTGACCGTAAGCCCTGAGCTGAACCCATACGACGTAATTATCGAGATACCATACGACGACATCTGTAGGCCGCATAAGTACGACACACCGACAAGGGCTGAGAGGTGGAGAAACGAGCCGACAGAACCAACGGAAGTGTGGCTGCTGTATCGCGGAGTCATCAACTATGAGAATGCGATGATAAAGATTACGTCATACGCAGAACAGCAGGAAGGCGCAGGCATTCCGATGTGCTATGGTCGTTTCGCAGCCTTCGATCAAAATACGGAAGATGACAAGGAGAAATTCAGCTGGTACAAGTGCTATGAGTGCTTCATCTCCGAGGACTATGGCAACAGAAGGAGCACAACTCCACTCTTCTCGATGGAGAGTCAGGGTGCGGTCATCTTAGGTGACGGCGTGCTCTACATATCAGGCCGTGCAGACTACGAAGATACTGATATTTCAGAAGACCATGCCGGACAATGCACACTGAAGATTGGTAACCTTTACTGGAATGGCACGGCGTGGACATCGACTGCCAGTAAGTTCAAGCTGTCGATGAAGGACAATGGAATCGAGAACACGGACACGATTTTCAACAATGCTGACTACGACGGCATGGGAATCCCCATCACCGCGCCTATGACAGGAAAGATTTATTTTGCCGTCGATGATGTATTCAGAAATCAGAACTATTGGAACGGCTACTTCCCACTGATGGACTTTAAGATCGGTTTTGTGAGAAACGGCGAGGAAGACGATCTAAACGACAAGGAGTACACCGCCAACGGCGGAAACTTCCCAGACGACGTGAACGTAGACACCATCTTCTCAACAGACAAGACCAACACCGTAAACGCGAAAACCTTCAGATGCCAGGCTGGATATGGACTCGTTTACAGCGGCAACGTCGTTGCCGACACTATTCCATTCGGCAGCACACAATTAAAGCCTGAGCAGCACGTCGCCGACCTGATTGCAGCATACGGCACAACCATCCGACGGAGCCTACAGATAGACCTGTGGACAAACCTCACGAGCAGCCTCGGACCAGACTACAAGGTAAGCCTCGAAAGTGCGGACTTCTACCCCGTGGCCATCAGTCACCGCTGGCGCGACAATATCACGACACTAAAAATCATGGAATTATGAGCAAGACGATTTCACGAAAGTATATCAAGCGAGTAGCCAACAGAGATAAAAATATCTCGAAGTATTCCGGCAGCAGCGGCGGCAATAGCAGCGGTGATGGAACTGGTGGCGTGTCGAAATACTGGGTGAAGACGAATTTCGTCTCGCGCGCCGATTATGAAGAAAAGGTCGAAAAGTTGGAGCAGCGCATACAAGATTTGGAAGACCGCGCGACAGCACTTGAAGGCCGCGTGTCAGATCTTGAAGACAGCGTGTCATCACTTGAAAGCAGCGTGTCAGATCTTGATGACCGCGTTTCCGCACTTGAAGACGAAAGCACATCATAATGCATTAATTTGGTTTAGTAGTTATTTGTTTAAGTAATTGTGTGAAGGGGAGCAGCGGCTCCCCTTTTTCGTCTGGGTAAACCTCGGCGCGGGTTTTGGGCGAATGGTAAAGACAAAAGAAAAAATCATGAAATGGTTGACAGTTGAATACATCAAGAAGCACTCCCGCATCGACTACGATTGCGAGGACGACCTGCTGGAGCTCTATGGCGAGGCGGCTGAAGAGACGGTGATGAATATCACTGGCCGCGACTATGACGACATCGTTGAAAACTTCGGCACGGAAGAAAGACCTATCCCCGCCGCCATCATCCAGGCATCGCTCATTTTGGTCGACACCAGTTATATGCAGCGCACGGCCGTCAGTCCGCAGCAGATGTCGCCAGTGCCTTACGCCTTCGATATGCTGATAAAGCCGTATATGCGGCTTGCATCAAAAAGTGAAGAACCCAACGAAAACGAGTAAGAAAATGGACACAAAGGATATAATTCAGCAGGGTGAACGCGCAAAATATTTCGTGCGGAGCGACAAGTGGAATTTCAACTTCGAGGAGAATTCTTTCTATCTCGGAATTCTCT